CAAATAATGTAGACCATTCAGAAGGTCTTGTTGGACAGATTAGACAGAACAAAGAAAAGTCAGCTCAATTAACTTTCCCACATAAAGGTGATGAAGTTGGTGAAATGTTTAGTGGTGTATTAGAAAAACTTGCAAAAGAATATGTTGCAAAGTCACTCTCAATGGAATGTGAAACCTCAATGGATAGTATGTGGACTGTACATAGTTATAGTGGTGATTATAACCCCTTACATGACCATGGCACAGAAACCCCAATGGGTGTATCATGTATCATGTATTTAGATGTACCTAGATGTATTCAAACATTAGGTAATCCCTCAGAAGAATTTGGTGGACTCAATGGAGCTTCTGGTGCAGTAGATGGGTTTACATATTTAACATGGGGTTCAAATGGAATGAGAGATGTTAATATGATGCGACCTGTTACAGAAGAATATGTTAAACCAGAAGTTGGTACATTGATTATGTTCCCTAGTTGGTTAAGACATGGTGTTATGCCTTTCTTTGGAAAAGAAGATGATGAAAGAAGAACATTTTCTGCCAACATCAATATTACTTTAGGTGAAAAACTTATGGATACTGAATCGTGAGTCTAAAAGATTTATCTGATTCTTTAGATGAAAAACCAAAATTTGGTGTAAACCTAAAAGAATTTGATATGAACTTACAAATAAAAGATGTTGTTCAATATAAAATGATGACAACAGAATTTCCTGATTCTTTTATAGATAATATTAATAAACATATTGATGAAAATATTATTCCAAATAATATAGACCATTCAGATAAATTAGTTGGACAAATTAATAGAAATGAAAAATCTAAACAATTAACATTTCCTTTAGAAGATAAATTTGGTATAGATTTTAAAAATAATATTAGCGGAATTGCATCAAATTTAATTCAAAACCCAATTGGTTATAATAAACCAATGATAGCAGATTGTTTTGAAGCATGGACTGTACATAGTTATGAAGGTGATTATAATCCCATGCACAGTCATGGAGTACGAACCCAAGCTGGATTATCAATGATTTTTTATTTAAAAGTACCAGAGTGTATTAAAGAACAACCAGTAAGTAAAAATAATAGTTTATATAATGCATCTGGTAATATTAATGGATATACAGGATTAATAAGTTCTACAAATACAAATGAAGATTTAAACAGATTGAAATTAAATGGTCAACATTATGTAAAACCAGTAAAGGGATTGTTAATGTTATTCCCTAGTTGGTTACAACATTGTGTTATGCCATTTTTTGGAGAAGGTGAAAGAAGAACAATGTCAGCTAATTTCAATTTAGTTGAGAAAAAAAATTAAACAAACGGAGTATATTATGAAACTAAGTGAACACACAGTCGAAGTCTTAAAAAACTTTGCAACAATAAACCAAAACCTTGTAATTAAAGAAGGTAATACATTAACAACAATGTCTGCAATGAAAAACATTGTAGCAAAAGCGGAAGTATCAGAATCATTCGAAAAGGAAGTAGCAATCTATGACCTAAATGAATTTCTTGCTTCTCTATCTTTATTCAAAAGTCCAGTCTTGGAATTTGATGAGTCATTTGTAACAATCAAAGAAGAAAACACAACAACATCTCTGAAGTATTTTTATTCAGACCCATCAGTTGTAACTACACCAAGTAAAACAATTAAAATGCCAAGTAAAGAAGTTACATTTTCATTAAAAGGTGAAGACTTAACTAAACTAAAAAGAGCTGCAGGTGTGATTGGAGCACCAGATTTAGTCTTAGAAAAAAAAGATACAGGTTCATTCTTAACTGTAAAAGATAAAAAGAATGATACTGCAAATACTTTTTCTCTAGATGTACTACAACATCAGAAGGTAACTTTAACTGTTTCTTTACAGTTGAAAATCTAAAAGTTATGGATGGTAACTATGATGTAGAAATATCATCAAAGAATATTAGTCATTTATCATCTTCAAATAAAGATGTAGAGTATTGGGTAGCACTTGAGCCAGAATCAACTTATGAATAGTAAAGAATTTTGGTTAATATTTTTTAGTGGATTAGTGACAGGATTATTTTTTGTTGCTTTAACACTAGTATACTTAATGACTACTTAATGAACAAATTGGATTATATATTATGGAAACTTTTTTATGGGTTGAGAAACATCGCCCAAGCACAATCAACGATTGTATTTTACCAGAGAACTTAAAGAAAACTTTTAAAGACTTTGTAAAAGACAAACATGTACCAAACTTAATTTTATCAGGTGGGCCTGGTGTCGGTAAGACTACTGTCGCCAAAGCAATGCTTAATGAAATTGGTGCAACATCATTACTCGTAAATGGTTCAGAAGAATCTGGTATTGATGTACTTAGAAATAAAATTAAAAACTTTGCCTCAACTGTATCACTAGAAGGTGGTCGTAAGTATGTGATACTTGATGAAGCAGATTATTTAAATCCTCAATCTACTCAACCTGCCCTTCGTGGGTTTATGGAAGAATTTCACAAAAACTGTGGGTTCATTCTTACTTGTAATTACAAGAACAGATTAATAGCACCACTACACTCAAGATGTAGTGTGATTGATTTTATTATTCCAAAGGTTGATAAACCAAAACTTGCCAAAGAATTCTTTGGTCGTGTTAAAAACATTCTTGAATCTGAGAATGTAAAATACGAACCAAGAGTTATAATGGAAGTGTTAACTAAATACTTTCCAGATTGGAGAAGAACATTAAACGAATTACAAAGATACTCTACTTCAGGTGAAATAGATGCTGGGATTCTTGTAAACATATCAGAGGTAAATATAAATGAACTTATGGTTGCACTCAAAGAGAAAGAATTCACAAATGTGCGAAAGTGGATTGTGCATAATCTTGACAATGACCCTGTACGCATTTTTCGTAGGATTTATGATAATCTTTACAATCATGTGGATGGTAGTACAATACCTCATGCAGTTCTTATACTCGCAAAGTATCAGTATCAGTCAGCGTTTGTTGCAGACCAAGAAATAAACTTACTTGCTTGTCTAACAGAAATCATGGTGGAAGTAAAATGGAAATAGATAATGTATGAATTAAAGGAATACCTCAAAGCAATCAATACTTCCAAAGAAAAACTTATGGATGGTGAAGATGAACAATGGGAAAAGAAATATCCAGCATACATTGTAAACAAATGTCTTGCCCCCTTTCAAGACACCATCTTCCTAGTTAATGAGATGAATATGAATCATCAACTAGATAAGAAATTGCAGTTTGATTTTTTACTAAATACTCTTAGAACAAGGTCAAGATATACGCCTTGGTTGAAAGCAAAGAAAGAAACGTATTTAGAATGTGTAAAAGAGTATTATGGTTATGGTAATGAAAAAGCTAAGTCAGCTCTTAATATACTAAATGATGAACAAATAAAAACTATTAAAAGTAGTTTGAATAAAGGTGGTAAACATGGAAAATAATGTAAATTGGAAACAGGAGCATATGTTTGAGGTTCTATTAAAAGAACCAGACGACTTCTTAAAGATTAGAGAAACACTATCTCGTATCGGAGTTGCTTCACGAAAAGAAAAAAAGTTATATCAGTCTTGTCACATACTACACAAACAAGGAAGATATTATATAGTACACTTCAAAGAATTATTTGCACTTGATGGTAAGGACACAAACTTATCAGAAAATGATATTGGAAGAAGAAATACAATAGTAAAACTTCTAAGTGATTGGGGATTAGTAGAAATGAAAGCTACACCAGAACCTATCGCACCACTAAGTCAAATTAAAATCATTTCTTTTAAAGAAAAGGATGAGTGGATATTAGAAACTAAGTATAACATAGGTAAAAAAAGAGAGGCATAATTATGGCTTATTCAGATAAAGTTTTAGACCACTATGAAAATCCTAGAAATGTAGGAACTCTTGATAAGGAAGACCCAAATGTTGGAACAGGTATGGTTGGGGCGCCGGCATGTGGTGATGTTATGAAACTTCAAATTCAAGTTGATGACAATGGTATCATAACAGATGCAAAATTTAAAACATATGG